AGGGTTTGAATAACAGGCTGCAAAGCCGGAAAAAGGAGTGAAACGATGCGAATGAATCTGCGAACTGACTTCCCTGCCGTGGCCGCACGGATCGAAGAGCTGGGCCGACGTGGCCCGATCGTGGCAGCGATTGCGCTGACCCGCACGGCCAAGGACGTCCAGGCTGCGATCAAGGCGGAGATGCGTTCAGTGTTCGATCGTCCAACGCCGTATGCGCTCAACGGCACATTCCTCAAGCCTGCCACCAAGACCAGCCTCGAGGCGCGCGTCTGGGTCAAGGACAACCCGTTCGGCAAGGGCACGCCGGCTGACCGCTTCCTCGGTCCGCAGATCTTCGGCGGCAACCGTGGCCTCAAAGGGATGGAGCGCCTGCTGCAGGCCAACGGCATGATGCCGCAGGGCTGGTTTGCCATGCCTGGTGACGGCGCCACGCTCGACGCGAACGGCAACGTGCGCCGCGCTCAGATTACCCAGATGCTGTCGCAGCTGAAGGTGCAGCGCGGATCTGGTCACGAGTCGCGGGCATCGGGCAGCACGCGGTCGAACCGCACCATCGCGCGCCAGGGCGTGACGTACTTCGTCCTGCCGAACGGTAACCGTGGCCTGCCACCAGGTGTGTACATCAAGCGTCGCTTCGCGCACGGCACGGCCATCAAGCCGATGTTCGTGTTCGTGCAGCAGGCGCAATACAAGACGCGCCTGCGCTTCCACGAGATCGGCCAGGCCACCGTCGAAGCCAAGTTCGCAACGCACTTCGACGCTGAATTTAATCGCCCGCGCCCGGGCTCAACTTGACACCCCCCCGGGGTTAGGTTCTTCCTGGAGCAGGGCTAGCAAGGGTAATTCAGGCCACGTCATCGCACTAGCAGAACCCAAAAACATTTCCTGACAACTGACCTGACAACGAAAAAATATGACGCAAAACCTGACAACCGTCGCCGAGTGGGCAAAGCTGCAAGGCATCTCGCGCCAGTCCGCGTATGAAGCGGTGACCAGGTGCGGCATCCCGGTGACCGATGGAAAGGTCGACCCGGAGTACGCGACGCACCTCTACAAAAAACACACCCGCCCGCGCGCGAACGGCCAACGCCCTGACCCCTTGGCAAGTGGGGCGCAGCCCAGCATTCCGGCGGGTACGGGAGGTCCGGAGTCTGTAGCCAAGGTGCCCGGCTACGACACGAGCCGCGCGCGCCGGGAGGCGGCAGAGGCAGCAGCTGCGGAGGTCAAGCTGGCTGAGATGACGGGGCAGTTCCTGCTCAAAGGCGACGTTGACTCCGCTGTGTTCGAAGCGGCGCGCGCGCTGCGCGACGGACTGCTGAACTGCGCCCGCCGCATCGCTGCCGACGTGGCGCCGTTGCGTACCGCTGAGGAGTGCGAGGAAGTCATCGAGCGCGAGCACCGCATCCTGCTCGAGAGCATGGCGCATACGTTCAATGAGCGCCTGGACGTCCAGCTCGAGGAGCATGCCGGATGATTGGCTTGGCCTCAGCTGCCGTCACCCTGCGCCCAGCGATCGCGCGCGGGCTGCAGCCTGACCCTAACATGACGGTCGACGAATGGTCGGACCTGCACATGGTGATCCCGAAAGAGTCGGGCGCCAACGAAGCTGGCAAGTACCGGACCGACCGCACGCCGCATGCGCGCGAGGTGATGCGCGCGCTGTCCGACAAGCACTGGTGCAAGACCGTCGCCCTGATGGGCGCATCGCAGATGCTCAAGACGCAGGTGGGCTTGAACTGGTTCTGCTCCACGGTGCACCAGTCGCCGGCCAACTTCCTGTGGATCCTGCCGACCGGCAAGCTGGCCAAGCGTACCAGCGCGCGCGTGAGCAAGACCATCGCCGCTGTTGCTGAGGTGCGAGATCGCGTGGCCGCGCCGCGCTCGCGCGATTCGGTCAACACGCTCGACACCAAGGAATACATTGGCGGCTCGCTGCACATCGTCACCGCCGGCGCAGCCGCCAACCTATCCGAGATCCCGGCGCGCCGAGTGCTGTTCGATGAGGTCGACCGCGCCAACGCCAACGTGAACGGTGAGGGTGATCCGGTCCAGCTGGCGAAAGCGCGACAGACGTCGTTCGAGCGCAATCGCAAGAGCTACTTCCCCAGCTCGCCGACGATCACCGGCCAGTCGATCATTGAGAACCTGTACCTGCAGGGCACCCGGCAGGAGGCGCTGGCGGACTGCGTGCACTGTGGCCACGAGCAGCCGCTGGTGTTCGAGCGCCTGGATGAGGACGACGCCGGCCAAGCGATCTATCCGTGCAGTGCGTGTGGTGCCGTCATGTACGAAACCGACAAGAACCGAATGTTCGCGCGCGGCGCGTGGTCAGCCGGCGTGCCTGGCGATGGCGAGACTGTGAGCTTCACGATCAGCGCGATGTTCGCGCCGTACGGCTGGCTCACCTGGATTGCGCTGCTGCGCGAGTACCGCGCCGCCCGGGCCAAGCTGGATGAAGGCAGCGAAGAGCTGATGATCGTGTTCTATAACACGCGTCTGGCGCGGTGCTGGGAGCGCAAGAAAGAGCAGACCAAGGCGACCGAACTCAAAGCACGGGCGGGCGGCTACAAGCTGGGCACAGTGCCGATGAAGGGCCTGATCCTGACGGGCTCAGTCGATACGCAGAACGATCGCCTCGAGCTCAAGGTCGTGGCTTGGGGCGAAGGTATGGAAGACTGGATCGTTGATTATCAGATCGTGTGGGGATCGCCGACCGAGCAGGCTACATGGGACAAGCTTGACGTTCTACTCAAGGGCAAGTACCGCCACGCCGGTGGCCGTGATCTGGGTATCGGCGCGACGTTTATCGACTCCGGTGGCGCCCACACCAATGAGGTCTACAACTTCACGCGCACTCGCCAGCACCGAAACATCTACGCGGTCAAGGGGGCCTCGACATCGAACAAGCCAATCCTTGCGGTCAAGCCGACTCTGGTCGACGTGAACTGGATGGGCAAGGTGATGCCGCACGGCGCCAAGATGTGGCTGATCGGTACTGACACCGCGAAGGATTACCTGGCCAGCCGTTACCACCTGACTGACGGGCCTGGCGCGACACACTTCCCAGACGGCCTGCCGGACGACTACTACGACCAGCTCACCGCCGAGTTCAGCATCATCGTCTACAAGCGCGGGCGCAAGGTCCGCGTGTGGCAGAAGAAGAAGAGCGACCGCAACGAGGCGGGCGACTTGATGGTCTACAACTTGGCCGCCGCGCACTACCTCGGCCTGCACAAGAAGACGCCCAGCCAGTGGCAGCTGGTGCGTGAGAAGGTCAACCCTGTCACGTCCGACCTGTTCCACGATGCCGACCCGGTCGACCAGCCAGCCCCGGATGGGGATCAGTCCACTACTGTTATTACGCCACTACCAACTACAACAGCGCAACCAGCAAACGAACCATGGAAACCGAAACCGTCCCCGACCCCATCTCCCCACCAGCGCCGGCCAATCGGGAGGCAGTGGTGACCGCTGCGCTGCTCGACAACGCGGACCTGATCGACACCATCTTCGATTTCATCGAGAGAGAATTCCCAGAGATGCGCCAGCGTGCGCCTGCGCTGAAGCAGCTTGCGCGTCGTGAGTTCGCTGGAATCCTGACCTACATTCCCCGACGATCACAGGCCGAACGAGACCGCATCGCGACCGAAGTTGCGGTGTTGTTCACCGGGCGCAATGTAGCTGAGGTTGCGCGCACACTCGGCATCAGCACGGCGTCGGTGTACCGAATCATCAAGAAGCCCGGCAGCAAAAAATAATTCTCAAGTTTTAAAGAATCAAAACAGCTATGTCGCTACCGTAGGCGGCATGGCTATCTCACAATCAGACATTGACGCACTCGACGCCGCGATCGTATCCGGCGCGCTCTCGGTCGAATTCGACGGGCGCAAGATCACGTACCAAAGCACGGCTGCGATGAAGGATGCGCGACAGCACGCCGTGCAGGTGTTGAACGGTAGCCTGCGGCGCACCGTTCCTTACATCTTTGGCTACCGCTTTACAACGAGTCGGGGCGACTGATGGCGAACTTCATTGATCGCGTCATCGGCTTCGTCAGCCCGCAGGCCGGCATCGCGCGCCACTTTGCGCGCCGCCAACTACAGCGCGCGTACGAAGCTGCCAGCCCACGCGACACCTGGCGTCCACGCCGGGCCGGCGCGAGTGCAAACGCTGATCACCAAGCCGATGCCAAAGCGCTGCGCAGCAAAGCGCGTGCGCTTGTGCAGAACGTTCCGTATATCTGGGCTGGTCTTAATAGCCTGGCGGTGGCGACGGTCGGCGCTGGCATCGTCCCGCGCGCTACTGGCCGCGACAAAGAGAAGATCAATGAGCTGCTTGCTGAGTGGTTCAAAGTTTGTGATGCTGATGGTCGCTTCGACTTCTTCGGATTTGTGAAGGCTGCCTACACGGCTATGGAGCAGGATGGGGAAGTGCTGGTGCGTAAGCGCACTCGCAGTGCTAGTTCTGGCATGACTGTCCCGCTCCAGTTGCAGCTGCTCGAAATCGACTGGATCGACAGCGCTCGGTCGGGAACGCTCAACGGCAACTCGATTATCAACGGCATCGAGTACGACCTGCTCGGCGCAGTGGCCGCGTACTACCTATGGGACCAACACCCGGGCGATGTTGCTGCCGTCCGAGGCCGCTCGCAAAGCCAGCGCGTGCCGGCGAACCAGATCATCCACCTGTTTAACCCGGGCCGCCCGGGACAGGGCAGGGGCTTTACGCGCCTGGCGCCAGTGATCGCGCGCGTGCGCGACCTGCAGCTGTATGAAGACGCCGAGATGTCGCGTAAGAATCTGGAAGCTCGGTTGTCGGTGCTGGCCAGTGGCGATATCAGCGCCGCGGAGAACCCCGCCAGCATGGGTAACGCAGGCGAGGGCCAGTCAAGTGGCCATCACGACCTGGGCGAGCTGGGCGGCGGCAACATCGTCGGCATGCCGCCAGGTATGAATTTCACGGTCATTGAACCGAAGGCCGCGCCGGGCTATGTCGAGTACGTCAAATTCCAACTGCACCTTATCGCTTCCGGCATCGACGTCCCGTATCACATGCTGACCGGCGACATGAGCTCGGTAAATTTCAGCAGTGCTCGAGTACGCATGCTGGACTTCCGGCGTTCGGTAACGCAGATGCAATGGCTGACGCTGATACCGAAGCTGCTAACTCCAATCCATGATGCGTTTATTGAACATGCGTACCTGGCTGGCCAGATCAATTCGCGTGACAAGGCGGTCGACTTCAGTCCTCCGAAGTGGGATTACGTGAACCCGCAGCAGGACGTGGAGGCCGACTTGGCCGAGATCAGCGGCGGCCTGTCGAGCTTCAGCGAAAAGCTACGGCAGCGCGGCTATGACCCGGAGGTCGTGTACGCCGAGCTCGCGAAGGACATCGCCAGGCTGAAGGAGTTGGGCATTCTCGACACGATGCTGTTCATGCAGCGAGGGAATATGCCGACGCCGCCTGCCGATAGTGCTGCCACATGACCCACCTGCACATAGCCCGCAAGGCCTCGACCATCCGCGTGTACGCAGAGCCTGGCGGCTACGAGGCGCGCCGGCCGTACCTCGGGATCATTGCGGTCGACCACCTAACAAGCAGCATCGCGTATGTGCACGGCGCGGTCGGCAAGGTCGACCGTGCGACTTACACGGCCGCGCTGAATGAGCTGCGCGAAATCGGCGTCACCACAGTGATGTACGAGCGGCGCGGGCGAATGAAAACCATCGAGCTGGAAACAAAGACGTGACCGCCGAGCACCTGGCCACGATGCCACGCGCCGAAATAGACGGCATCCTCGAAACTCTCAGCAAAGCAAAATAAAAATATGGCGAACCCTACGATCACAATTCTGCCATCCAAAATGGCGGTCAGCACCGGTTCGCCATATACCGCCAACGACGTCGACGGGGTGGCCACCTACGCCTTCCCGAA